TTCAACTTCCCAAGGGAAGCCAGTTTGCGCTGTGATGTCGCGCAGTGCTTGACGGTATGTTGCCCATACCATCTTGTCCACAGGCGTATCTGCTATTAGCGTCCAGTCGCTGTCTTTAAGTTTCTCGTTACGCTGGTTACGCACAGACTGAGCCTGTTCTGCGTCACCTACTAGGGTGTCTTCATTGATTGTTGCCATGTGTTACCCCGTTATTTAGCTAATTGATTTGACAATTTGCAAAGCGCCGAACACAGAACTTGAGCCATACGTTGTGTCATAACATACAACCTTATTCGGGGCTATGGAGTTCCAAATTGTGGCGCTGGGGCCTATTGGCACAAGTTTTGGTGCAAAGCTATAAAAACAATTTTCGCCAACAGCTACCGCCCGCGATCCCGGTGCACCAGTAGTTAAGTCCCAAGCATAACTGGTTGCACCAGAAAGAATCTGAGTGTCATAGGTTTGTTGATAGTTAAACGCAGTAACTGCAGAAAAACCATCAGGTAAACCTGATGCGCCAATAGCTTGAACGTCAAAATCTGACACAATAGGAGAGGAACCGGTGAAGTTAATTGCCACCCTAGACACAGTGGAAACTGAAGATGTATAACCATAAAAAATGGCTAAATTTGTTGTAGCGTTTGCGCTGATTGGATTTACGACAGTGGTGGTAGCGTATAGAGGGCCAATTTGCGTACCGGCGCTTGCTGTTCCGGCGGTATCAGTAAGAATATTAGTAGCTACGGCATCGCCGCCTATGTAAATTAATTTAGACCCGCTGACAATTACTCCAGCGTTAGTCGTACCTCCACCTGTTGCCAACGTTACTGTTGAAATCGTAGCGGTTGTACCCGCAACGCTGATAATCATACCCACGGTAGTACCAGCACTAGAAGTTATAACAACAGCCCAACGAACGCCGCTACTGATAGGGCGTACTTTGTATTGCTCGGCGTTTGTTGTTGCGTATGTTGCACCTGTGCCAAGTGTGATTGTTGTACCTGAAATGGTGTAGGGAGTGGCAAAAAAAGTGCTGGCTGAGGTGTTAGTTAACACCAATACCACTGACGAAGAGACGGCGGCTACGTAAACATTAGCGTCTATACTACCTGTGTTTGTGCCGTTTAAAGTGGTAGCAGCGCCAATTGTTACCGTAGTACCAGAAATGGTCATTGCCCGCATTTGAAGTGCAGTAATAGAAGTAAAAGCAGTCGTAACAACAAATGACGACCCAACAGCAACTAAATTCTCGGCAGTTTGGCACGCGGTGGCATTGTTTGACAGCGTTGCAGTAGCAGCAGTGCCGACCGTGATAGTGGTATCACTTAACGTCAAAACAACTGCTTCCATTGCGGTGTTAATACTTGAACTGACCAGAACTTGGTTTGTGGCGCTCAATATGCCTACAACTTGGTCATAATTATTAGTATTACGTATCAAGGTAACACTGCCCCATAATTTTGTGGATGCGTTATAAATAATGCCAGACAAAGTAGTGCCCGCAAGTAAAAATAACGTCCGGTTTGTGTCAATAACTACAACTCTGTGAAACGGTTCTTCAGTAAACGGTTTTAAATCTGCGGAAACGTTTTGAGCTACAACGGCGTAAGGCTCTGCGCCTACGAAACTCCATGTACCAGCCGCCGTAGAGTTATCCGCCAAACCAACAGTAACGGGGCAGTTTGAGTATACAAACCCCAATGTGCTACCAGCGTTGTTGATAATTTCTAGCGGGTACGCGCCAAGGTTGCTGATGTTGTAAAGAATGCCGCCCTTAGACACTGTTGTGGCATCTGGCAATGTGACTGTCTGCCCGTATGTAGTCGTAGTAATAGCTTGAGCGGTAACAGAAGCTGAAGTTAAGACGACCGATCCAGAAGCAGTTGTACCGCCGCCACCAATAGAGGCAATGGTTATTGAACCTGCGGCGTTAGTAATGGTTACGTTACTGCCAGCAGTCAATGTTGTTCTGGTAAATCCAATGCCATTTCCAATGTCAATTTGACCATTGGTTGGCGTAGTTGCTAATCCTGTGCCACCGTTTGCCACGGGTAATGTGCCGGTTACATCCGTTGTCAACACTGTGGGATTGCTGACAATTTTTACAAAATCAGAACCGTTCCACGCAACCACAGCTTTACCGCCAGCAGGGATTGTCACACCTGTAGTCGGGCCTGCGCCGCGAATCACAATAGACTGAGTGCTGCCTGTACTGTTGATAACAATATAGGTCTTGCTGGATGCTGGTGCTGTGATATTGCGCGTTACCGTGCCGGATGCAGTCCATAAAATAATTGCTTGACGGGCTTGGTCAGCAGCCAATGCGGTCGTGGAAAGCGTTACATCAGCATCAGCGCTGAGTGTTGTTGTGCCCGCAATAGCGGAATCAAGCAGCGACGTGATTGAGTCATTAACGGTGTCGCCCCATGTACCGTCAAGTTCTCCGGTAATTGGCAGGGCTAGACCTAAGAGTGCTGTTGATTGTGTTGCCATTGTTTTCTCCGATTAAGCCGCGTATGTGCCGTTATTGGTAGTGTTTAAACGACGCGCAGTCCAAATACTTCCCGTATACGGCGTAATCGAGCCTGCGCTTGCGGTGGCCTGTATCTTAAGGCTGGTTCCAGTGCCGTTATCCAACTGTATTCTGAACCGTGCGTAATGGTCAACCGCCGTAGTTAATGAGGCTGTTGCAAAGGAATATGCCGCTGTGTTATTAATCGCTTGGCCCACCAGCATGGTTGCTGTGCCGGGCGGGGCCACAATACCCGTGACAGGAGACATTTCAAAGTAGATATTTTGTTCAGTTGGAGCCGCCGAGTTAGTCAGCGTCCATGTAACCGTACCCGCAGTAGTCTTTCTAAAATACATGATGATCTCAATATCGTAGTAACCTTCTGCAACCAATGCAATATTGGACGTTCCCCCGAAGAAGTTGGCGATTGTGGTGATGTTAGAGCCATCAGCAGTCAACTTAAATTGGTTGTACAGACCCACCGAACTGCGGCCAGATGATGTATCTGTTGTGCCGTACATGTTCACGCCATCGTACTCAATAGCACCTGCGGCAGCGGTCGTTAAGTTTGTGCCGGATGTTAAAAGAATAGGTGAAAGTGACGCTGTACCAGCGGTTGGCCTAATTGAACTAGCTACAACATTACCCGCGGTTGCTGTGATGTTACCCGCTGTTGCTGTAAGCGTAGTTCCGGCTGTGATTGAGGTTCCAGCAGAAACACTGCCCGCTGCCGTTAAATTTGTACCATCAAATGTCAAATTAGCGCTGCTGGAAAAAGGATTTGTGCCGTTACCAAAAGGAATGAAGTTGGCCGTCAGTGTAGATAGGCCAGTACCGCCAGAAGGTACCGAAACAGTAGCGGCGTTATCCGCAACGATATTTAAACCATCTGCGTAAACGGATCTTTCGGCAGGATAAGTGACAAACACATCTTTACTGCCAGCCGTGAACGGCGTTAAAACTCCAGCAAAACCAGTCAACAGCGTAACCGCCGTGTAAGTTGCGGTAGTTCCTGCGTAGGTTAGTATTGATCCGCTTGCCGTTAAAACTGTCTTGCCTGTTCCTTGTGCATTAAGCGTTACAGTACCCGTGCCCAACGGAACAGTAGCATTGGTTGTAAAACTTACACCAACCGTATTTGACGCCGCACCAATTAATGTAAAGTCTGTAGTCCCAACCGTAAGAATGGTAACCGGTACGTTAGCAACTAACGACGTAGCATTTGCAATTGCGTTAACTGTAATTACTTGACCAGCCGTTATGCCGTGCGCCGCAACCGTATTAACAGTAACCGTGGTAGTTGATTGGCTGATAGAAGAAATTGCCGCAATAGAAGATAAGACGGAAGACGATAAAACAGTATCCCTAGATAAACTTGTAGTTGATAGCGTGTACGTACCAATACCCACTTCCCACTCATTTGCAACTGGATTGGCAATTGTGTAGTACGTGGTGTTAGCGTTGCCAATAACAGAAAATGCCTGATACCCACTGGATGTGCCAGCAAGCACAACAGACCCTGTGCCCGTCGTAGTGGTGTTCTCTCTTACTCGATCTTTAAGAACTAAAGCCATTTTGCACCTTTATGGGTTAACTATTGTCTGCCAATTTGGATCGGGCGGTGTTTGTGATGTGTCAATCACTGTCCAAATGGCTGTCAAAGTTGATGATTGTGTTTCCGCTGCGGACATTGTTTCAACGATTGATGCTTGCAATTTAACAATCAAGATTTCTGTATCAATCATTGCAAAAGACTCATTCACACTAACCTGAAAAGACTGCCCAGCGGCAGTAGAAAAAGGCAAAGCAGAGAATGGGGTGTTAGCAAACATGATTAGGTAATTACTACAGTGTAGGTGACAGCCAAGATGTCAGTGGCTACAACAGTTCTTGCAGTGGCAAAGTCGCCAGCCGAGAATAAAATACCTGTTGTATTACCCGGCACAGTTGTACCACCAAGGACAATAAAACAACCAGCTACCGTAGCTGAACCAGTCATCGTAAAACTAGTTGGCGTCGATGTTGTCTTGCTACCGCCAGAAGCGGCAGAAAACACAGGTGTGAGCCGTGCCGCAATAGCTGTAATCTCCGCCCATGTAGCGTGGGAAGCCATAGTGTCTGCCACAACGGATGTACCAACACCTTTCAGGCCCATCAGTACTGCGCCAGCACCAGCGTTACCCAGAATAGAGTCTAAAGTGGCGTTCTTGCCAACTGTTACTACTAGATTTTCAATGTCGTCTTCCCATTTGACATTGCCTTGAAAGTCTGTGCAGACCACATGGTAGTAGCCGTTCATGTTCATTGATTCAGTAACCATTTATTGCTCCTGTTAGCTACTGCGAATTAACGCCGCTGTCGATGTGTTGACGGGCATCGTAACTGTGAATGTGGTGGTTGATGTCTTGTCTGACCCAAAGTCCAACACCGCAATAGCCTTGTTAGCTTTACTTGAGTTGTAAATCAATGCGCCACGAGCGGTCAAAGCCGCTGTCCAAGTTGCGTTAGGAAACCCAACATAGGCTACAGTGCCCAATGTATTTACGGTGATACCCGGTAGTGTTACCCCACCAGCCGTGTAGCCTGTCGCTACAACCTCGTCAGTCACGCTGTAGATGGTTGTATCCGCGCCCAAATTAGCTGGTGCAGTGTAGAGAGCAATCTTAATCACGTCCGTGACTAGATTATGGACACCCTCATACAACTGGGCTTTGAAGCTGGTGGTGAGTGTTTGGGCGATCATTTAACTGGAATCCTAACTTGACCGTCACGGTACGCATCCATACGTTGCTTGCCATCACCCAGATTTTTAAGCAAATCCATTGCTTGTGCATACATGCCTTGGTACACCGCAATTAGGTCAGGCTCACCTTTCATGAAGCGAATAGCCTCAACCAAAGCGCCGTTCAATAACGCAGAACTAAAGTTATCGCCAAGCCAAGAAGTACCAGTGGTGACAATCGACTCAGGGTAGTAGTAATAGTGGAGTTCTAGCTTATAAGCACTGTTTGGCGTGGGGCCAAGAATAAAACTTAACTCATTAACTGCTGTAGATTGTGGGCCAAAAATTGCGTAGTACTTTGGAAGACCGGTGCTTGCTGGAGTTGGAAACGCTTCACGAATGTAGTTAACGTCCTTGTTTAGCAAGAATGTATAAGTCTCCGTAGCTAATCCGTAGTTCTCAATAACCGCCAAAGAATACGTAGACAAAAAGTCGCCCGGACAGGACACATACTTATTGTTTACCGTTAACGTACCAATTACGTTTTTACGCAGGTTGGCAAGTTGAACAGTGTTGTAAATCTTCTGTTCAGCCTGCTCCGTGAACAGCGCGTACTCATCCGCTGTGAACTCGTTTTCACAAATATCCGCAATATTTGCAACAAGTTCAGCGTAGTTCATGCCATTGGGCCTCTTGCCATGACACCTTTAGTGGCTGCGCCAGTGCCGCGAATCTTGATACCAGAGGTCTTTGGCTCTTTGTATGGATCACGACTGATGTTGCCAACAGACATGTTCACATCGTTAGCAGTCATACGGTTACCACCTTGGTATCCGCTGTTCTTGATATCTACACCAGACTTACCATCCATAGTGTGTGGCTCTGCATAGACGCTGGCATCGCCAACTTCTTTGCCCATTACTTTTTTGCTAAATGTAGCCATATCAACCGCCTTTTTTATAGGTGAAAGAAGACTTCTTCTGATTAGCCACTTTGGCCAGACCACGACCCAGAGTTTTCATCTGAGCGTTTGTTTTGCCGCCCTTGGCCAACTTGGTCATAGGCTGACCGGGGTGTAGCTTCTTCTCGTGCTTATTCACCATACCAGCCATCATCTTTTTGTCCTGTTTTAAATCCGCTTTGTCCATTTCAAACTCCTTATGTAACTGTAACCGTAACTGTACCAAGTTCTAACGCTAACACCAAATAATTTGGTGTTAAAACTTCATCAAACCCACTTGCGCCACCTACCGGTGCCCAACCCCACTGAAACACCCTGCTGCCGCCCTCTGGATAACCAAAGCCATCTACAGCCACGCTGTTGGTTGTCAGTATCTGCAAACCACTTTGCCCAGAGACTTGATAGCTTACGTCAGGACGTGGCTCACGCACAGCTTGTGGATCGTTAACTGGGTACATACCCAATTGCAACTGTGGCTGGTCTGGATCCCAGCAAGCGCGGCAAGCCTTAATCTTAAAAGGCTTTGTCTTAACGGTTTGCGTACGCAACTCTTTGAGCATGTAACGCTGGCCACAACGGTCACACTCTGCAATCGCATGTTTGCCCGAGGCGAACCGATTAGGCATAGAACATATTTCTTGGCACGAATCTCAACGGAGAGGTATCGCGGTCTTCTGACTGGGCTAAGTCCCACTGTTGTTCGTAATCTGCCTTCAACCCCATCACACGATTAGGGTCAGCATTTGGTAGCTTCATACTCAACAGATAGGCCAACCCTGCAACCATACAGGGAATAAAACGAAATGGGATATCTTGCACGGTCACGCCCGTACCAGCATCCTGAATACGGCGCATGCGGTAGTACACAAACATGTACTGGTCACCGGGGGCGCTAGGTGTAGGCCACACGTTAATTGCGGGTAGATTCTGCACCGTTAAGAAGGCAGAAGGCCCAGCAGTATGCGTTGCAGCAGTTGTACCGTTTTGTCCACGAGCGCAATTCAAAAGCTGATTGGTCACGGGGTCGATGTTAGGGTAGCTGATTGTCTCGTTGTCAATTTTCACAAACCCAGCGGTGGTCAAACTATCCACATTGGACACTGTAATTGTGGTGTCTGTAGCTGAAATACTAGTTGCCAGCGTTACTGAGGTGAGGTTTTCCTGACCAGACTGGCGGTTGTACCAGACCTGAATTGGGCGACCTTGTGCCAACTTGTTTGGCAGGCTCATGTATGTCGATTCGGAAATACCGCTGATGTTGATATCAATCTGGTTAGACGTGGCATTACTTTCGCGGATTACCATGTCTAAGAGATTGATTGTGTCTACGGGCATGGGGTAGATAGCCTGCCCTGTCACCATAGGAATTTGGCCCTGCTCAACAGTCCAGAAGTTTAGGCCACGGTTGGCCCACTCAATCGTCAGCAGGTTCAACGACCGACGAGCGGTTCGGAAGTTATAGCCCGTACGGAGTTCTTGACCACAACGCTCAAACGCCTCTTCAATGAGGTCGTTCATGTCGAGATTAAAGACGGAAGTTCCTGTGGTCTGGGCCATGATATATCCTTAACGGCGACGCAATGAGGCGATTCCACCATGCGCCATTTTATACCCCGCAGCACGTCCTTGCTGTAGTATTTGCCCAAGGGGTATGCCCTGAGATGTTTTATCCCCAGCCTTGTAAAACTTTTGATCGCCCGGGTTGTATGCGTAATCTTTGTACTGTTGGCCAGCGTAATTTTGTAAAGTCTGTGCAAACCCTTGATCACCAAACTGTCCAGCCTGACTCATACGGCTAAAGTCCGGCCCTTTTGGGGCTGGTTTGGGATTACGTAGGCTGTCTCTATATGCCCTGACTTTTGCATTTTCTTCCCTGCGCTGCTGCCTCTCCGCCTTGCGTAGCTTATCCCCTGTTAGGTATTGTTGACGTGGGAGAGTAGAAGGAGGGGGTGGGGCGACAGGAGCAACCGTAGGTATAGGGTTAGCCAATAGGTCAGGTGCTTGAACTTGTGGTTGCTGTGGCGTTTGCTGCTGCATTTGCTGCATTTGCTGAAAAAACGGGCTAGAAAATTTAGGAATTTGCCCCATGCCTTGTTGGGGCATTTGATTACCCTGCGCTAAAAAGTCAGCTTTTGCTTTTTCCATGTCTGCCTGAGAAGCAAAACGAGCTTGCGTTGCAAATCTATTCCAATCATCTTCAGTCCTTGGACCTTGATTAAAACCTCGAGGCCCTTGTGGTTGTGGGTAACCACGTTCGTATTCTGGGCCACCAAACTGAGCGAATCGCGGGGATGGTGGAGGCATCATTCCTTGTGGGGAGCCAAAATTATTTGGATTGGGGCCGAAACCACCCTGCTGGGGCATCATTCCTTGTTGGCCACCCATCATTCCAAGTTGGCCCATTTGTGGGCCACCAAAATTATTTACACCGGGGCCAAAACCACCTTGTGGTGGCATAACTGATAATTGCATCTGGCCACCACCCATTCCGCCCATTTGTGGGGGTGGTGGAGGCATCATGCCTTGTTGGCCACCCATTGGGCTTGCGCCCATTCCGCCTGCTTGCCCGCCACCTTGTGCCATTATCGGTACCCCGCTGTTTTCTTTGCAATTGTCTTAGGTTGGGCTACGAATTGTTTCCCTTTAGCTTTGCCAGCACGTTTTGCACGTGTTGTCGCAGCGTACTCAGAAGCGCTGAGACTTTTGATCGCAGCTTTTGGAAGGTATCTTTCGCCTGTGTCAGAAGATTTTTTACCACTTTTAGTTGTCCAATCTTGTTTGCCCCAGTCCTTGAGAGACTGTTGCGGTTTAGCCAACCCACCACCGGCCATTTTCTTACTCGCACAGTGTGCCTTTTCTGAGAAGCCTTTTGGGGCATCACAGTTTATGGACTTCTTGCGCTTTTCCGACCACTTAGTCACGGTACCCGCCGCCTGCTTTTTTGTAGCGCTGTGCCACCATCTGTGCTTTTCTGGCGCTCCATTGTCCTGCGCCTGTACCTGCTGTGGCTGCAGCTTTGACGCTGTTAAAAATCCGTTTGCGTAACTCAGGCTTGGTGTAATTGCCAGCAGCATTCACCTTAGATTTGACCTTACCACCCTCTTTGTACTCGGTAAAGTCGGTGTCATCCCGTCGCGCTTTTGTCTTAGCGCCGGGCATTTTTGAGGGGCGGATTGCGCCCATACCACGGGATGGCATCATTTTTTACCACCTTTAACTTTTTTGGCTAGAAACAGTTTATCAACCATCTCTATCCGCTGGGGTTTGGTTGTAACTTTGTTGATAATGCCCAGCCGTTTAGGTTTACTCGCACCGTAAAACCCAGCCTTTTTTAAAGACTTAGCTACACTGCTATTGGGTTTTGCGGTTGCCATAGTTACACCATCTTTCCACGAGTTTTACCTTTGATGGCACAACCATCAGCGCGTTTAGACGCAGAAGAAACCTTGCCGCCTTTTTTCATGGGTTCTCCAGCAGCTTGCTTTTTGCGTTTCTCTTCTTCATCATCACGAAAAGATGAAGCAAGTGCGCCAAGGCCACCAAGAGAGGTCAGCTTGCCCATGAGGCCTTCGCCAGTAACAATACCAGCAAGTGGAGATAAATCACTGAGTTTCATAATTACACCATCTTTCCGCGAGTTTTACCTTTGATACAGATGCCGTCTGCACGGCTGGAAGCAGAAGAAACCTTGCCGCCTTTAGCCATCTCACGGGGAGATGGGGGCATCTTCTTACCTTCAGTAAAAATACCACGGTTCTGTTTGCGCTCGTAATCAGCAAGTTCCTTGGCCGTAGGGCCACCTTGTTTGCCACGACCCGCGCCAGCTTCAAATTGTGTCGCCATGATGGCTCCTTAACAGGCTCTGCCGCCGCTCTTCATAGTGATCATCTTGCCTTTGGTTTTACCCTTAGCCTCAACGCCACCACCTTTAGCCATGCCGCCCATATTCATCTTCTTCATGGCGGAATCTTTCATCATCTTGCCATCAGGCATCTTGTGCATACCGCCTTTAGCCATGAAGATAGGCACTTTTTTGCCGTCTTTCATTTTCATAGGCATGCCACCTTTTTTCATCATTGCTGTATCAGCCATAGGCGTAGGCTTCTTCATGCCGTCTTTAGCCATACTCATACCTTTTTTCATCACAGGTTTACCCATTTTTGTAGCCATAGTATCACCACCTTTTGAAAATTTGCGGTTCTTGTCCGCAGTTGTAAATTCTTTTCCCACGGACTGTGGGACTCCCGCTTTCTTAGCAAATGATGGATTGTTGGCCACCGCTGCCATGAAATTATGTTGAGCCTTGCTTTTGCTTGGCATCACTTACTCCCAGAATACCAATGCACAAGCTGAACTAACCCTGCGCCAATAGTACCGCTTGCCCCACTAATCAACATCAGCATCCTCCAGCCGCCTTTGGCCTCAGACAGCGTTTTGTCAATAGCAGTCAGCGTTGCCTGCATGGCCCTCATGTTCTCCAGCATCTTGTCCATATCATCTTGCAGGTGCTTGATGTCGGACGCATGCGTAGCAAGTTCACGGGCTGTCTTGATGGCTTCTTCGGTCATGTCAGCACATCTTTCCACGGGTTTTCCCGCGCTGGGCTATACCATCGGCGCGTTTAGAAGCAGAAGACACTTTTCCTCCACGTGAATAATCATCACTCATCATTGGGGTTCTATTGCTACTACTTTGGCGAGGAGAACCAAAATTTAATTGACCTGTTATTTGTGGTTCTCGTTCGCTTTCTTTGTAATCTTTTGCGGAGCGTGAACCCGTAATACGATCAAAAGTATATTTATCTTTAGGTTTAGCGCCGCCAACTCCGCCGCTTGGTGGTGAGGAAGAACCGCCACCGCCACGATTGGGATCGTATTCGTTAATACTGCGTTTCATAACAATTCCTTAACAGTTCCAAGCTCTCAGAGCTTTATTAATCCTTGAATCCGGATCGTTTGCCGTCTTGGCGCTGGTCAGTTTCTTTTTCATGCCACCCATCCGCGCACAGAATGAGTCTTTGCGAGAGCCGCCTTCCGGCTGGGGACGTTTCAAGTTCATACCTTGCGCTTTCGCGGAGGCTCGGCCTTTGGCGTTCAAGCCGCCCTTCTCGGACTTGCCTTCTTTCCTCTGCCATGCTGGTGACTTAGCCATAAAACACCGTTATCGACGTTACGGTTGTCACGTCTGCATAAATGTCTGTGCTACAGCGAATACCTTCTCCGGGCAGCGCCACATAAAACGGAACCGGGTTTGCGTTTGCAGCCCAGCTACTTTGGAACACTGTTACACCACCGGAGCCGCCGTCTTTAAGCGATAAGCCACCACTACCAGTTGTAGGTGTAATTAAGATACCTTTAATACGGGCGGGTGCACTATATACCGTGTTATCTGCGGTTAGGTACGTGCTTTTTACGTCATACTGCATTGCCATAATCAATCTCCTTTAAAAAGGGGGCCGAAGCCCCTTGGGTTGATTAGGCTGTACGGGTAAACGCGTAGGCTGTTGCGCTAGAAAACATGATCGTAAAACGAGCAAGGCCGGTTGCGCCAGCAGCGATAGTTAAGTCACCAAAACTACCGGCAGTGTCAGCGGCGGCGGTAGACAAAATACCGTTGACCGCTACAACAATTGTCACTGTGCTTGCGCCAGCGGTGTTGTCAATATACAAGTCAAAAACTGTGCCTTTAGCCGCTCCCAGTGCCGCTCCAAGCAAAGTGCCCGTAGGCAGCGTGATGGCGGTTGCAGAGGCGGAGGTGGAAGTGATGTAGCCCGTAGCAACTTC